TCTAGTAGTATAGTCTTATTAGGAATAGTGAGGAATGTAACACCAAGACCAGGATTTGAGAAAAATACAGTAGAAATACCTACTGTTCCAATTCCTAAAGATTCTACTGGATTAAAATAGTATTCCTGATTTAATTTAAAATTATAATAAGTAGAAATACCTATATTAAATGTAAGTTTTCTTGAATCTTCAGAAAGAGTTGTATTTATTGGGTAAGTAGAAATGCCCACCGAAGACCCACCATATCCTCTCTGCACTTTAATTCTAGATGCTTTTGAATCAATTGAAAGAACTCTTACTTTTTCGTTATTAATAATAAAAACATCATTCTCTTTAAGTGGGAAATTTAAATTACCATCTACACTAAAATATGTGACGAATCCAGTAACAGCCCCCGGTTCAACAGGAGCCGATAGTGACAGAGTAGTTTGAACCGGAGTTGCTTTTATTTTTTTGTTGAGTTCAAATTCTGAATTTAGTCTAAAGGGGGTAGTGGTTTCTATATTATGTGGATTTTCAAAAAGGCCGATATGTGAGTTTTTAAATGGAATGATTTCTAGACCAGAAAATGTTGTATGAGAAACACCAATTGAATAAACCCCGACACCTTGAATTTCATTAACTCTCGCAATTGTCCCATCACTTAAAGTAATAGAATCTTCAACTTTATAATTACTTCCAGATTCAACAATTTCAAAACCATCAACAAAAGAAGTTTTGGTTTTTATGATCTCTAGAGATTCTTCTTTTATTTTATTCGGATTTAAGAGGAATTCATATCTACTTGTATCATTTAATAGTTTATATGGGGTGGTATTTCTTAAAATCTTATTTCCCAGATCTTCAAACTTGTCAATTTGTGATGTTTTTTTATTTTTATATGTTGGACCAATAATATAAGGAAACACTGGAGTAAAATAATTAAAAAATGGCCCAGAACTTGCAACAATATTTGAAATGGTGCAGAAGTACGCATAGGTTCCTTGGGGAAATTCTGGAGTAATACAGAATCTTCCATTATTCTCATCGAGGTCTCCACTACCATCAAACAAGTAATCATCCACAAAAAAGCCAATAGGGAAAATAGATAATGGGGGTCTATTTTCTTGACTTAGTTCAGTTGTGGTTTTTATTCTATAGCTAGATTTAAGAGCCCTTACCTGTCCAGAATTTCCATTTGCATAACTATAGGGTCCGTAGATGGGATTTCCATCATAGGCCCAGCCAATAAGGGGGGAATGTGCATTTGAGGCAATTTCTTTCCCCTGAACAACGTTTAAATCTCTGACATTTACATTTCCGACTTTTCTAAGTAGGGATCTTCTTAGTGATCTTGGAGCATAAAGATGGGTATATTCAAGAGAATTCACGTTTCTTGCCAAGAAACCATCATCTTTTGTTATATTTTCACCCGATATTAATTTTTGTACTAGATTGACTCTTCTTGAGGCTATATTTACATTAAACTTTGCATTAAAGCCTTTTGGAATTACAGAAATAATAGTATTATCTGGATTAAGATTTTGTCCACCATTAACAACAATTACTTGAACTAATTTTCCTTCAACAATAACAGGAGTTAAATTGACCCCGGTATCCACCGGACCAACAACTAATTCTGGAATTTGCTGGTATCCACTACCAGAGGAGTTGACAATTACTCTAGAGATAGAACCGTTTACGATAATTGGAGTTACTTGGGCATTTCTTCCTTCTTGTATAATTAAATTGGGCTTTCTTTGATAATTTAAAATATTTGCTGAACCATAATTCTGCCCGCCTTGATCTATTTGGATAGATTGAATTTTACCAGAAAATACCGGCTGAATTTGCCCTCTAAAATCTTGCCCCAAAAAAGTGGAAATACCTATTCTTCCAGAAAGCTCTACTTTAATTTCGGGATAATTTAGATAATGATTTCCAGAAGGTAATGATAAAATATCTACATACTTTTTCTTTTTATAATTGACATCGGCTCTTTCAATTGAAGAGGTATCTGAAAGTCTAATTTGATCGTTATCAATGACAGTAACGTAATATTGAGTAGTCTGGGCAAGACCAACAATTGGTGATCCAGAAGTCTTGTATTCAACAATCTCACCAGAAACATATCCATGATTATTAATAATCAAAGAATCTGATGCAGTATTAATTCCAACAATTTTTACTCTCTTATTTTTATACCCGGAACCAGAATTTGTGACTTCTATTCTTGAAATTTTTTTCTTTGAACTAATCGAAGTCAATGAATGAATTCCGGTCCCAATTCCACTTAAATTAATTGGGGTAGATTGATCAAGAGCAAAGTATAACTGAACTCTTTTTGCATCAAGAGGCTTTACATAGTATTTTGAGTTTGTATCAATACCGACAACATTCTTTTGGTTGTCGGTTCTATAAATAACCTCTTCATTATCTGCAAATTTGTGATCCTCGGTAAATACAATAATGTCATTTATAGTATCAACCGCTGTCTCTGAATTAAATTCAACAGAATGAATAAATGAAACCAATTTTACTGTGGCTTCGGCACCCGCACCATTTCCACCTGTGATTTTAATTTGTGGAACATCAAGATAATCAAACCCTGGATCAATTACATCAATTCTCTCAAGAGAGCCCTCAACCGCAACAGATAATGAGGCCCCAGTGCCAACTGTGTCAACAACATTTATTGTGGGTGGTTGAATTACATTGTAACTATCACCACCATCTAGAACATCAACAGATGTAATAGGTCCATAGAAAGATGAATCTTCTGATTTAAAGTTTGAAATTTCAACCCCATTAATTAGAATACCAACAGTTCCGGATTCAGTAACCTCTTCTTTGTCCTTTAAGATAGGAGATTCTAATTTTTTAATGATATTTTGTGGTCGAAGTGGAAGCCTATTGAAATTTAAGTCATTAAAACCTAGGGGCTCAAGAGAACCATTTGAGATTTGCCCAGAGAAGACAACAAATTCATTAGAAATAATATTTTCTGGGCTTTTTGCTAGTCTTATTGTATCTATAGAAACAACAAAAACAATATAAGAACCATCCGTTGCGATTGAATTTTGGTTTTTAAGAACAACAGATTCCCCTGTAAACAGGCCGTGTGGTCTGGAAAATACTATCTGATTTAGGCCATCATAATCACCAGAAGGAATGGTCAGAGTAAAATCGTTGATTTCAAGAGGAAATCCTAGATATGTTGGGAGAGACGGCGACGAAACATAAACACTCTTATCATAATCAGTGTAAATGTTTTGAACATTTGAATTAAAGATGCTTATATTAGAATATTTTTCAGACTGGACATTTACTTTTGAAATATTCTTTCTTATGGTATAAGATAAAATCTCGTTTAACGGACCAGTACCCGTGATAATTACGATTTTCTCATTTTCTACAAAGTTTATGGTTCCATTATAGTTTGAATCATCAGAGGCGTAGAGAGTAAAGGAATCGCCAATTACGAAATTATGTTCATCAAAAAGAGAAACCCTATAAGAAAAATTAGAAGAATCTTCTATTATAATTGCCTGAACATCATAGGTAACTGAAATATTAAAGAACCAGTTGTTAGCCTTCAGTTCGGAAATGTCTTCGCCTAAAGTCTTGATTTTAATTTTTTCTTTTGGCTTATAATAGAAGGTATTGTCAATATAATCAATATCACCAAGTACCCCATTTACAAACAATTCAACTCTATTTCCATTGTTATCAAATCCATAAATCAAATTATCAATTTTAATTTCTGATTTTTCTGGAATAGTATTTGAAATACCAGAACAATCTAAAAATTGATTTAAAACCTTACTTTGATAAGATACTGTTAAGATTGTTCCATCTTCTAGGTTGATTTTTAACTCACCAGAATCTGGAAACCCAACGGTTGAATCAACATCAATATGGGCTGATCCTGAATTAACTCTAGAAGTGGATAATGTTTTGGGGTGAATACTGAATTCACTTTTTACTGTACCAGATGCATCCACATCTCGATTATAATCAAAATCAAGACTAATAATAAAATATTCTTTATTGTCTCTTATGATCTTGGTGGCCTCAATAACCGTCCCCTGGGCTGGTTCTATGGATGAAGTAGCATCCTGATAAAGAGTGGAATTGATCAGACCATAAGGATCGCCAGAAATAACCTCCACTACGAGGTCCTTGGTGACCCTATACTGGGCATCTGATGGGCGAATTAGAAAATCTCTTGGCTTGATAACATCAACAGGCTTACCATAAAGAGCCCCGAACAACATTCTAAAAGATTCATCAGAACCCTTAGAAGAATAAAAAGACTTGGCATTTTTTGCAAAATTAGATGCATTTAGACCGGAGAAGAATTTTCTATCTTCAAATCCTGGAATAATTTTCTTTTTGGTTTGTATTGCAAATTGCTGAAGATATAGGGCACTCAAATTTAAAACAACAGATTCACTTGAATGTCTCTCACTTTCTGATTCAGAAAATTCTAGGAACTTTCTATCAAGTTTCGTAATTCCACTAAATCCTCTGACACAACCGATAAATTGAGTCTCTGATTTTGATTTATAAAAGATAATTTCATTATTGATTTTAATTAGACCATTATTATCTGGAAATCCTTCTGTGGAATCAACAGTAATTGTGGTATCATTAAAACCGACATTTTGATCTAATATTGCCTCTAATCGAATATTAAAGACTACATCTAGATCAATATTTTTATCTAAATTTTGAATAAGTTCTTCCGATTTGTCGGAAAGATAATATTGACGAAGGAATTCCGAAAATAGAGGATATTCTTCTCTTACAAAAAGTGGTAATTGGGAATCTACAATCGTTGAAACGGGAATTCTCATCGTCTAATAATTTTTTCTTCTAGGTAACTTGATGTAGATATGTAGTTTGATCCTGTGATGTCTGCGCCGGATGAGATATTGTCAACAATCATGTTTACGGTACTATTTGAGGTATCCAATTGTAAATAGAGATCCTGTAATCCAATCACATCATTGGATCTAGGAATTGCTGCAATTTCTATAATATTATCAAAACCAAACTTTTTAACAGTATCTCTAATATTTATTGGGTATAAAATTATTTCTCCTTTGGTGTAATGAATTTCACCTACGTTTCTTCTAACGATATTAATTGATTCATCATCAGAAAGAGTAAACAGATAGAGACTTCCAGAATCATTAGAAGAAGGAAGGTCGGCCAAGTAAACGACTGAATTGATCCCAGGAATATAAAAACCAGAGGATTTTATATTATTTCCATTTTGATTTCTAATATGAAACGCATTTCCATAACAAATTTCATATGTGGCGAATTTATTGACCTCCACTTTCAAGTTTCTTCTAATTTTGATCTTTGTGATGTTAGAAGTAATTGCCTCGGATGATTCATCAATTAAATTAAGAAATTTACTATACTTAAATCTTCCACCATATTTGTTTAATTCGGTTGATTTTGCATAAGACTGAATAATCTCAATCAAATTGGACCTTAGGGCCTCTGGGGAGACCGTAAAATTGGGATTATAGTAAACAGACGTGTCAAATTCGATGTAAAGATACTTAAGATCAATAATTTCAGGAACAATTCCGGCCACTGCATACTTTCTGAGAGCAGCTTTAATGTTGTCTTTTACATTATTTGATAAGAATTCGCCATTTATGGGCTTTATACTGATAAAAACCTTACCAAATTGAGGTGGAGTCAGGTTTTCACCTCCAAAGGCCGAAATTGACTCGACTTCGGGATAAATTTGAGGTACTATGGCCTCATAATCAGCCGCCGTGACAGCCCGATTTTGGGCCGAATAGAGCCTCGGGGCGTATCTTTTGATAGAATCTAGGCTTTCGATGGATTTTCCACCAAATGCAGGGGTGTTGACGGTGATTCTGGAGATGTCATTGATAACAATGCCTCCATTATTATCAAAAATACGACCAGAAAATGAAAAAGACCGAGCACCATTAGCCTCTTCACCTGATGATGTTAGGTAAGTTATGTCAATATAGTTATTATTTTCTAGTTTTTTGCCAAAAATACCATCTCCAAAGAAAATTTCATAATATTCATCCTCAATTTCTTGAATAAAGAACACTTTTGAATCAGATCTGACCTCAAAAATATCCCTACTAAGGTTATACTTAGAAGAAAAGTTTGATTGCTCACTTTCTCTTACAGTAACAGAAATCAAAGAAGTGTCAATTCCAATATTTGAAAGAATAAATCTCCGATTTCCAGAAAAAGTGAAGTTTTCTACAATAAAATTACCTTCATAAACCGTGATATTATCAAAAAAGGCCAGACCATCAACAACCGGAACAGTAATATCATCTAAAATTGAAAAAGTAAAGTTTCTTCCATTAAATTGAGAAGAAGAAACCGCCACGGTTCCTCTTTTAAGAGTCAGAGTTAAAGGATTAGTAGTTAAATTATTGGTATCTACAAAAAATGAAATATTAGCCCGCGCTGCGGTTCTGGATCTTGGAAGATAGCCAATCTCTTTGGCCCTAGAGACGACATTTTCTCTTAGAGTAGCACTATCAAGAAAGACCTCATTTGCAATCGCATTTGCATTATAAGAATTGATGTAGGTATTATAGGCCAGAGTATTGATCAGAATACTAAAATTAGATCCTTCAAAATCATAATCAGTAAATTCTGAACTGGCTCTTAGATAGTCTCTAATAGAAACCTTAATTTGATCAAAATCTAGATTAGTAAACTGAGTAAGAGCCATTATCGTGTTGAAACTAGGGCCAAGGTTAACTGTTGAGGTGGAACATCAATTCCGATGATATCATAGGTCAATCTTACATTAAATGCATTGTTATCAAAATCTGGTGTAATGATTACTTCTCTGACATTTATTCGGGGTTCATTTGTAAGGGCATTTCGTACCTCACTTTCAAGTGCGGTTGAGGTGAAAGAGTCCATATTCTCAAATAGAAGTCTGTTTACAGAACTTCCAATATCGGAATATGGAATCTCACCGATCTGAGTAAAAATTAGATTACGAACGGACCTGGAGATGGCAGTTTCATTTTTAATAGCAATCGCATCTTTATTCAAGGGATTAATTTGAAAGGTTGCACTGATATCTTTAAACTGCCTACTGGTCCGAATTGCCATTTTTATTAGGTATTTAGAGTGAGTGAATCCAGGCCATAATCCCAGGCATCAAAAAGTTCGGTCTCTTTTTGTTCCTCTTCTTTTTTGAATTTTTCATCAGTAACTTCTCTTAGAAGTTTCTTTTTTTCTGGTTTATAATCAGTTACAAGAGAAGTGGTTCCCCACATTTCTTTCATAAATTGTGCATTACGATCAGTCATTGATTTGTCTCCTTAAATTGAGTTTTAAGAGAAACTTTTTGGGTGGTTTCTGAATCACCAGTGGTATTTAGGTCGATACTAAATAGTTTTATGTGTAAGAAATTTTTTAGGATGAAACCCTATCAGCAGTTTATTTTAGAGGTGGCCCCACAGAGAATGAAGAGAGTTATATTTTATCATGGGACTTCTCCAGAGGCTTCAAAAAAAATAGAAAAATCTGGTTTTAATTCTCCTGAAGTTTATGCATCAACAAGCAGTGGAATTGCCCGGTCTTTCGGCAGTAGACACGGAAAGGGTGTAAAAACTCTTAAGTTTAATGTCCCTAAAAAGGCCGTCAAAGAAACTCCACCAGGAAAGGTTGTAAAGACAGATGGCCAAAGAGGAACCACTGTATGGGGAAAAGATGAGTATTCTGTTGCAATGGATAGGGATTATGCTAAAAAGCATATGACAAAAGATTCAGACGGGGTGGTTCATGCTCCTAAAGTTCCAGTAGAATATAGACGCCATTCACCGTTTAAACAAAGAACTAAAATTAGGCCTAAGAAAAAATGAAAACATATTATCAATTCTTAGAAGAGGCCACCAAACGAATTAAGGTCTTAAGAACTAAACATTATACTACACCAGAAAATCAAAAAGAAATTTTACAAAAAGGATTTAAAGATTCTCCATCTTCTGGGACTTATCATCCTCAGGGGAAGTCTGTTGTTTATACTACGCCATCATCAAGAGTTGGTAATGATTACGGAACAAGGCCCGTAAATTTAAGAATGGTGAATCCTAAGGTCCATTCTACAAGTTCACCTAAAGAATATAGACAAAATTTAAAGTCCTGGATGAGAGGTGCATCAG